GATGAGTTGCCAGAAAAACCTGAACTTATTTGTGGCGGATACCCCTGCCAGCCCTTCAGTGTTGCCGGGAAGCAAAGAGGCCAGGAAGATGACCGCCACCTCTGGCCGGAAATGTTCCGACTTATCAAAGAGTGCCGACCCGCTTGGGTTATTGCGGAAAATGTTGCTGGCCACATCCGACTGGGGCTCGACTCGGTGCTTTTTGATCTGGAAAGTGCAGGCTACCGATCACAGCCGTTTGTTATTCCGGCTTGCGGCCTCAACGCCCCGCACAAAAGAGATCGAATCTGGATTGTGGCCAACGCCCCGGGCGAGCGAGTACAAGGATACGGGACCGGTGGGGAGCAAATCCCACACCCATATGAAAAAGCGTCACTACCTGGCCGCAGTCGTCAAAGAAGCTGGGAAACCCAGTGGCAAGCTGAACCCGGAATGGGTCGAGTGGTTGATGGGATTTCCCACCGGGTGGACAGAGTTAAAGCCCTCGGAAACTCAGTCGTTTCGCAAATCCCGGAAATCCTCGGACACACCATCTTAAAGGCAGAATCTGAATGGTCACGGAAGAAGAATACCAAGCCCTGAAGCGGGCAGTGTTGTTGCGCGAAACTCGCACTGTTGAGTTTGAAGGCCGTAAAGTGGAGTACGCCAGCTTTGGAGAAATGGAAAGACGACTGCAGGCCATTGAGCGGGAACTGGTCAAACAGCAGAAGCGACCACGGCAGTATGGGATTTACTCGACAAAGGGTATTTAAAAAGTTAAATGGCTTCGACGTTGATGAGTTTATAGAGCTTTTTACACATTGCATCCAGCTCTGACTGCCAGGTGGGTTCATGCGAATGGATGAGAGGGCCACCTTCGCTATCAATGTATTTTAGAAGAATGGCTTACCCCTCAAGGTCATCGAATGAACCGTCTGTTTCGTAGCCATACACTTCTCCGACAATATAACCACCCAGTGAGAGGCAAGCTGACCTATGTCTTCTAAAAGTGGTCTTACTGACATTCTGGGCTTCAAGGTTGGATAGGTATCTTGAAAATACATCAATCAGTTTGTTGGATAACTCTTGATCCTGATCAGAAATACTCCACTTGCTGGCCCAATCATTGCAGTATTTCAGCGCCACTTCGTTCATCACGTCACCGTCTAAAATCATTCAGAATAAGGAATCTCGCCATTGATATCATGGATGCGCCAAAGGTGGGAACAGCATTTTAGTGGACGGGTAAGTAATCTGACTTATACCTCCGCAGGTCGGGGTCGCAGAAGCCAAGGTTGGTCAGCACCGTCATCGGGTCCTAACAACACGCTGACCGGTAATCTGGGAACCTTGATTAATCGTTCCAGGGCTGCGATTCGTAACGATCCCTGGGCTGCTTCTGGTCTGGAAAAGCTGGTGGCCAATATTGTGGGGACCGGTATTAAGCCCAAATCGGAAGCCACGAATGACGCCTTTCGTAAAAACTTACAAGCCCTGTTTCTGGACTGGTCCGATGAATCCGATGCGGATGGTCAGCTGGACTTTTATGGCCAGCAATCACTGGCGGTGCGTTCCATGCTGGAAGCCGGTGAATGCTTTGCCCGACTGAGGCCACGGAAACCATCAGACGGATTGAGCGTTCCTTTGCAGATTCAACTGCTGGAAGCGGAGTTTGTTCCCTGGGATTACAACGATGACCTGAAAAGAGGTCATAAAATTCGTGCCGGGATTGAGTTTAATGCGGTCGGCAAACGCGCCGCCTACTGGATGCACAGGCAGCATCCCTCAGATTACACCACATTGGATACTGCTGATCTGCGTCGTATTCCTGCGGATCAGGTATTGCACCTTTATGAGCCTCTTCGTCCCGGACAATTGAGAGGGCAACCCCTGCTGACCCAGGTGCTGCTACGGATGTTTCATCTGGACAAGTTTGATGATGCCACTCTTCTGCGACAGGAGATTGCTAACCTGTTCACCGGCTTTATCACCAAGCCTGCTCCGGACGGTGAAAAGGTGGATCCGCTAACTGGCAGGCCCATTGTTTATGACCTGCAGGGCGTACCCATGGTGGCCATGGAGCCTGGCACCATGCAGGAGCTCTCTCCTGGTGAAGAGATTACCTTTAATACACCACCGGGAGCTGCCAGCAACTACCCCGATTTTATCCGTCAGCAATTGATGGCAGTGGCTGCGGGGACTGGTCTTCCTTATGAAATTTTGTCCGGGGATATGAAAGGCGTCAGTGATCGGGCGCTGCGAGTGGTGCTGAATGAGTTCCGCAGGCGAATACAGCAAATTCAGCACAATCAGCTGGTGTTCCAGTTTTGTAGACCCGTCTGGAATCGCTGGCTGGAAATGGCAGTGCTCAGTGGTGCCATCAATGCCCCACGCTTTCATCAGAGAAAAGCCGACTATCGTCGGGTGAAGTGGATCCCGCAGGGTTGGCCCTACATGCATCCGGTGCAGGATATGCAGGCTCAGAATCTGGCGGTGCGCAGTGGCTTCAAGTCCCGTTCCGAAGTGGTATCAGAACAGGGATACGACAGCGAACAGATTGATGACGAAATTGCCGCAGACAATCGCCGGGCAGATGAGCTGAGCCTTCAGTATGAAAGCGATGGCAGACAGTCATCGCAACCCTCCAATAATGACAAGGATGCAAGCCAGGATGAGCAAGAAACCCCTGAACAATAAGCCATGGTACGAACTAAAGGGAATTAGGAGTGTCGCGGGAGGACAGGAGTCCGGAGCGACCACCTTGAAAAATCAGGCCGATAAGCCTTCGGAGTTGTTGATTTATGATGTGATTGGTGACTGGGCGGGTCTCTCTGCCCGGCAACTGGTCAATGATCTGAAGGATCTGGATACCAGTGAAATCACGGTTCGCATCAATAGCCCGGGCGGCTCTGTATTCGATGGAATCGCGATCTACAATGCCCTGCGCCACCACAAGGCCCATATTCATGTGCGGATTGAAGGACTGGCGGCCAGTATTGCCAGTGTGATTGCCATGGCAGGCGACACCATTCATATGGCAGCCAATGCCCTGATGATGATTCACAATCCCTTTGGTTGGGTGGGCGGAGATGCCGAAGAGTTACGCAAAGTGGCGGATATGCTGGATAAAACCACGGAGGTGATTGCCCAGACCTACGCAGCAAACAGTGGGCTGGAAGTCAGGGAAATCATCAGCCTGATGAATGATGAGACCTGGTTTACGGCGACCGAAGCCCAAGGACATGGTCTGGTTGATGTGGTGGAAGAGCCGGTTCAGTTGGCAGCACACTTTGATCTCAGCGCCTTTAACCATGTGCCGCAGCCATTACCTCCGCAGTTCATCACACCTTCTGAATCGGAAGATGATAATACCTCGGCTCATGCTCTGGCGGTGATGTCACTATGTAATAAAGCCGGTTATCCGGAAATGGCAGAGTCATTTATTCGGAATAATCTGGGTATTGAAGATGTGCAGTATAGGCTAACGGAATGTGAAACCATCAAGTCCCTGTGTGCTGCCGCACAGTGTACGGATCGGGCCGCAGGATTTATCCAGTCTGGTAAAACCGTTGATCAGGTGAGAACTGAATTGTTCGATCTGCTGACCAAAGATGATGAGCCACTGGATAACTCCCTGACACCCAGCCAGCAGGATCAAACCATCAAGCCGTTGATTGATACCCGGGCGGTATATCAGAAGCGTAACCAGACCACAGCTTAAACCTCAAGCCCTCCCTAACCTCAAAGGAACTGAAACATGCCTGTAATGACAGAGCCGGTGCACGCTGGTGAATTTATCGTGTCCGAAGGAAACAACAGCATCAGCCGTGAGAAAATTGAGCTGACTGCGAATCTGACCCTGCAGCCGGGCACTGTGCTGGGTAAAAACACCGCCACGGCAGTTTATGGACCACTGGATCCGGCAGCAGACACAGGGTTGCAGATGGCAGCTGGTGTGGTCTGGGATCATGTCAGCACCGATGCGACCGGTGGCGAAGCGGTCATCATTGCCCGGCTGGCAGAAGTGCATCAGGACCTGTTGGTGTGGCCGGATGGCATCACTGAAGAACAACAAACCACGGCCATCGAAGAGTTGGCTTCTCTGGACATCATTTTACGACAAGGAGAGTCCGCATGAGCTTGCTGGATATTTTTAACGACGATGCCTTCAGTTTGACGAGCCTGACTGCCACTCTGAATGATCAGCCTTATAAGCCGGGCCGCATCGGAGAACTGGGGCTGTTTACGGAAAGCGGCATCAATACCACTACCGCCATGGTGGAGTCTCGTAATGGTGAGCTGATTTTGCTGCCGACCTCTGAGCGGGGAGCGCCAGCACCTCAGGCGAAAGGTCGTAAGCGACAGGTGCGCAGCTTTGTGATTCCCCATATTCCTTATGATTCAACCATTGTGGCGGATGAAGTACGCAATGTTCGTGCCTTTGGCTCAGAGAGTTCACTGGAAGGGGTAAGGACAGTGGTCAATCAACGGCTGTCGGAGATGAATGCCAATCATGAGGTGACTCTGGAGCATTTGCGGCTTGGGGCCATCAAAGGGCAGATTCTCGATGCCGATGGCAGTTCGGTGATCTATGACCTGTTTCAGGAGTTTGGTGTCAGTCAACAGACGCATACCTACAAGTTCAGTGATGCGACCACAGATGTGCGTATACAGTGCGTAAAGCTGAGAAGGAAAGTGGACCAGGCACTGGGCGCTCAACCCTATTCAGGGCTCCGGGCGTTCTGTGGTGCTGACTTTTACGATGCGCTGGTGGCCCACGATTACGTCAAGGATGCCTATCACCGCTATCAGGATAGTGCCTTGCTGCGAAACGATCCCAAGTCCGGCTTCCGCTTCGGTGACATTGATTGGGAAGAGTACCGGGGCCAGGTGGGCGACATTCCCTTTATCAATGCTGATGAGGCGTATGTCATCCCGGAAGGCACCGGCATTTTCCGCACCTGGTTTGCACCGGCAGACTTTATCGAAACGGTGAACACCATCGGTCTGCCCCGTTATGCCAAGCAGAAGATTCTGGACTTTGATAAAGGCGTTCAGCTGCATACTCAGTCCAACCCGCTGCCCATCTGCCTGAAGCCCCGGGCGGTGATCAAATGCAAGATGAACTGAGTGAACTGAACCGGCAGGTGCTGGCTACCTTTGGTCAGCCGGTGATGGTATTTCGGGGAGAGTCTTTGCTGACAGAAACCCGGGGCATCATTTCCAGAGAGTTGGTGCCCGTCGGGCAGTTTGATTCGGTTTTGCAGACGGCCACCGTGATTAGTCTGCCTGCAAATATCAAGCTTCAGCGTAGCGATGAAATCCAGTCAGTCGATCAGCAATGGTCGGTGGATCGCAAGTTGAAAGACGATGGCCAAATGGTCTGGTGGCGACTCCATGAAGCTTGACCTGGAGTTGGACAGCACTGTCGATGAACTTATTGAGCAGTTTGACCATGCGCCGGAGAAAGTCAGTAAAGCCATCGCACGGTCTTTGCGTAAGCTTTCCCGGTTTGGAGAACGACGGGTATTGCGGGAGTTGGCCAGGCGTCAGAACATTTCCCAGAAAGTGCTGAAATCTCTGGGAAGGGTGAGGATTTCACTGTATCAGCCAGGAGATAGGGCAGGGCAGAACTATAGCCTGATTATTTGGGTGGGTGCTCTCGATATTCCGGCCCATTATCTAGGCAAACCTGTACAGACCAAGAGAGGCGTTCGAACCGGTCGTCGTTTTTGGGATGGTGCCTTTTTGATGCAGCCGGTCAACGCTACTCACCCCATGGTGTTTGAACGGAAAGAAGAGTGGCGTCATAAGTTCCAGCGATCCAGGAAATCAGGTCGAATGATGTGGATGGGGCTACCACTGGAAAAGAAAGAAGTAGGTATCTGGGATTCAGCCAGTGCCGTATTACAAAAGCTGGAAACGGTGCTTCTGGAGCGATTCGCAATACTGATGGAGCAGGAGCTGAACTATGCCTTCAACATCGAGTCCTGAAACCAGAATTGTGGAGGCACTGCTTTATCGTCTGACTGAAATCACTCCTACCGTTTTATTGGGCTACACAGCCCTTGGTCTGGACGAAGAGCTACCAAAGCCTGCCATTCTTGTTCAGTTGGAATCACTCCGGGAGCAGGGGCGGCAGGGTAGTCGGGTCAAGATGCAGATGAGTTTGAATATCAGCGTTGTCATCAAAACGAACGAAGAAAGCACCTATGCCCTGATGGATCTGACCCGCTCAATCAGAGCGGTATTCACCGCAGGGGAGCGGTGGGTGTCGGAGGCCCGTAACACCCAGTTCAGTGAAACCCAGTTTGATATCGCTCCCAATCATGGCCAACTCTCCTTTGCAGATATCCAGCTGACCATTGACGTCATTCTCTGACTTCCAACAAAAAAATAAACGCAGGAGCATACTATGTCCACGGTGGATCGTAGCTTTATCGGTGCTGGCAGTATTCATATCCAGCCCCATGATCAATCGGCACCACTACTGCCTATTGGCAATGTCAGCGAGTTTACCTTCAGTTTTGAAGAGGATCGCAAGGAGCTGAAAAACTATCTGGGTGGCGGTGGTAATCGTAATGTCATCAGTCGGGTCTCGGGTATTACGGCCAGCGTTGTCGCTCATGATTTCACGGCCAGTAATATTTCCCTGGCATTACGGGGTACGGTCAACCAGGGAAACACCACCGCGATTACTGATGAGCCGTTGGTCAGCCACGGAGTAGCTAATGAACTGATTCCTTTTAAACGACTGCCGGATCTTAATCAGTCCATTACGGTAAAAGACAGTCTGGATACCACGCTGATTCTCGGTGACGATTACGAGCTCACTCAATCGGGTATCAAAGTTATCGACGGTGGAGGCATTGATAATCAGGGAATTAAGGTAAGTTACACCCCGCTGTCTACTAATATGGTTCAGGCTCTGGTGGAGTCCGGTCGTGAGTTTGTGCTTTTTATGGAAGGTCTGAATGATGCTCAGGAAGGGCTGCCGTTTAATATCCGGGTCCATCGGGTGAAGTTCTCACCGGTGCAGAACCTCGGCTTTATATCCGATGACTTTGCCAATATTCCTCTACAGCTGGATGTGCTATCCGATCCTACTATTACTGGCCAGGGCTTAAGTCCGTTTATGCAGTTGGATCTGGCCCAATAACCCACTGAGCTTCCTATGCCTTCCATCAAAGAAACCGCGCTTCGGCTGGTGCTGAAAGCGCGGGATACCCTGTCACGTCCGGTTAAACAGTCTGCCGCCTCCCTGGAATCCCTGCGCAGTACAGCCACATCCCTCAAGAGCCAACTCACCGAGCTGGAAAAGCAACAACGATTACTGTCGTCTTTCCAAAAGCAGACGTCTGCTGTGCGTGAGGCAGGCCGGGCTTTTCGTGAAGCAGAGGCCAGGGTTGAATGGTTGGCTCGGGAATATCAGCAGGCGGAGAAACCCACCAAAACGCTACAGCGTAGGCTGGATTCAGCCCGTAAAGCGGTCGTGTCAGCCAACCAGTCTTACCATCAGCAGCGACAGAAGTTGGCTGAATTGCGCAAAAGTCTGAGCCAGACGGGACTTTCCAATCGCCAACTTGCCCAGCAGCAGGAACGAGTTGCACAGGAAGTTCGGGAAACTTCAGCGGCTTTCCAGAAAGCCAACACTCGGGTCAAAGAAGCCTCAAAGAGTTTCAGACGTTCCGGATTGAAAAACATCTCCAGGGATGCGGAGCGAGCCTCTGGCAGTTTTGGTCGTTTATCCAGACGATTTGCCGGTTTGGTGGCTGCCAGTGTTGGCCTTTACTCCATAAAGCGTGGTATTGAGTCCATCCTGACCACAGGCGACAAGTTTGAGCGCCTGAGCGTTCAGCTGGAAGCCATTATGGGCTCCATGGCTGAAGGTGAGCGGGCACTGGCATGGATCAAGGACTTTACACGCAATACGCCATTCCAGTTGGAAGAAGTCTCCGAGGCGTTTGTCCGTTTGAAAGCCTTTGGCCTTGATCCTATGGATGGCTCGATGCAGGCCATTGTTGATCAAGCCTCCAAGCTGGGCGGTGGTATGGAGCGGTTGAATGGTATCACGCTGGCAGTCGGTCAGGCGTGGGCCAAACAGAAACTCCAGGGGGAGGAAATATTACAGCTGGTGGAGCGGGGTGTTCCTGTTTGGGAGATGCTGGAAAAGGCCACTGGCAAAAATGTACAGGAATTGCAGAAACTGTCGTCTGCCGGAAAGCTGGGGCGGGATACCATTGCGCTGCTGATTGCCGAAATTGGCAAAAGTGCTGAAGGGGCAGCAGCCAAGAATATGAGTTTGCTGTCGGGTTATGTCAGTAATCTGAAAGACAGCTGGCAGCAGTTCCTGGCTGCAATCGCCGACAGCGGTGCCCTGGAATACACCAAGAATCTGCTGGGCTCCATTGCCCTTAAAATAGAGGCGATGAATCAGGACGGTCGACTGCAAGCCTTGGCTAAAAAGACCAGTGATGCCTTTATCGCTATGGGCGATGCGATTCAAACCGCACTGTCAGGACTCACCTTTAATGGTTTTGTCTCAAAAGTAGAAACCAGCTTTGCCACGATCACCACAGTGATGGATAAGCTGAAAATCACGTTTACTGTCACTGGCAATACCGTCACCTTCTTTTTCAACAGTTTCACCCTGGCGGTTAAGGGCTTTGCTACCGCGTTTCTCTATACCATTGGAGAAATCATTTACGGTTGGGGGAAACTGGCAGAGGTAGTGGGGGCTGACTCCATTGCCAAAGAGATGCAGGCAACCACCAACTACCTGCGCTCTCTTGGGCAGGAGTTCGCTAAACAAACCGCCGAGGATGCCAATACCGCCAAAGACTCACTGGTGAGTATCTTTGAAGCCCTGACCAAAAAACATGAGGACTCACAGAAAGACATTCGTCGTGAAAGTAAGGTCACCTGGGATCAGGTCAGGGAAGAACAGGAGCGTTACCGGGCAGAGGTCGAACAGACTGGCAAAGCCGCAGAGCAAGCGGCAGCATCTACCAAAGCAGCATTTATCGATGCAGCCGATGCTATCAGCCAGATCTGTGCTGCTGAAACCCGCACCGAATTAGCCCGCCTTGGTGTGGCATTGGCTGAAGCCTTTTCTGCCGGGACACTCTCCCGGGAAGAATACATCAAGGCACTGGAAGCAGGTCGCCAGAAGTTAGCACAACTGAAAAAGGAAGCAGAAGGCACAAGTCAGAGTATTGATAAGGTCACTGAGTCAGAGGAGCAACAAACTGCAGCCCTTGAAGATACTGCGTCCATTGCCAGTGTGATGGCTGGCCACTACAACGCCATCACTGTTGAATTACAGGGTATGAGTAGTGCGGCCCATGATGCCTTTTTAGCCATGCAACAGGGTGTTGGTAGTGTCAATACCAGCGAAGCCAAAGGCAGTATTGAAGAACTCAAAAATCAGCTGAAAGAAACCAACCAGGCACTCAGCGATCTGCAACGTTCACAATACAGTTTTGATCCCACTGGTATAGGTCGCTGGTTTAATGAAACCGCAACCGATGCTGCTCATGTAAAAAAGCAATTCCTGGAACAGAAAATCGCGCTGGAAGAGTTGTTTGAAAGTTATGAGCAGGGCGACCTGAATGCCAGACGTTTTATCCGACAGGGAGAACATGCAGCAGAAACCATGAGTCTGCTGAATGAGCAAGATTTGAACCGGCTCAATAATGCCATTCGCTCGGCGGAGCAGAACATGGCCAGCTTAGGCGACAGTTCCCGTAGCACCCTCGATAATCTTCAGGATGAACTGGATCAGCTTCAGGGCAAGCAGGATGACATTGAACGGCGGCGATATGAAAACCAGCGTAATGAACTCAAGGCACAAAAAGCCGAGGCAGAGTCGGGAGGAGATCAGGAGGCTGTTTGGAATCTGAATAAAGCACTGCGGATCAGTGAGCAGATATATAACGAGCGACGCAGGCAAGCTCAACAGGAAAAAACAAAAGAGCTGCAACAGTCCAAAGCCAAAAAGCCTGTTTTCACGCCAATCAGTACCGAACGACAAACCCCACAAAAAATTATCCGTCTGGAATACCCGGGCGGTGGCGTGAATGTGGGTATCGCGCCAACCGATGAAACCAAACTTCTGGAAGCCCTGAAAAACGCAGGCATGAGGACGGTCTGATGCAACTGGACACCATAACCCTCCCGGACGATCTGCTCTGGATCAATGAGTTTGAGTGGAATCCTGTTGAGCAGACCACCGAACGCAGCCTGACCGGAGCACTTTTGATCCAGGAGCAGATAAGATTACAGGGTCGCCCTATTGTGTTGACTGGTGGAAAGGAGGCTGGCTGGGTTTCACGTAAAACGGTTATGGAACTTCAGACTTTAAGTTCCATTTCAGACAGGGTAATGACCCTGACTCTACCTGATATGCGACAACTGAAAGTTATTTTCGACCGTAGCTCTGGTAGCCCGGTTTCAGCCTCCCCGGTACTCCAAGAGGCTTATCCTACTGATAACAGCTACTACCACCTTTCATTAAAGCTGATGACCGTCTCGTGAGTGACTCATACCCCAGGTTTTATCGAATACGACGATAATGGCTTTTGACTAAAGCATTGAGATACACATCTGTTTTCAGATATTGGAAAGAAAGTGGCTGAGCCAACTCCCCGAACAGAGGAACTCCTCCGCCCAGTAGTATTGGCAGAGTGGAGATGATCATTTCATCAACAAGGTCTTGCCGAAAAAACTCCTGAATAGTTCTGCCGCCATCTATGTAGAGGTTCCAATAACCTCTGTCATGAAGCTGCGCCAGTACCGTTTGCAGCGAACCACTGACCAATTCTGCTTTGTCTTGAAACGCTTCTGGAATTGAGTTCAGTGTTTGGCTGAGGACAAATACCGGTTTGGAATAGGGCCAGGGGCAATCGAAACCGCAAACCACTTCAAAAGTGATTCGTCCCATCACCACGGCATCGATCCGGTTCATAAAATTGGCGAAGCCAAAATCATCCTGCTCTGGATTAGGAATGCTGTTCAGCCAATCCAGTCCTCCCTGTTTGTCGGCAATGTACCCATCCAGACTGGTTCCAATATATACAATATTTGCCATTAAACGTTACTCACATGGATGATCCGGCAGCAATCTTACACCAGTTCTTATGACAATCTGACAGTTTTGCCTGAAGAAAAGGAAATCTATATGGCCATCACTAACAACGATGTAAAACTCTTCGAAAGCCAGCGCCTCACGGATGAGGAAGACGGTGGTGGTCGGGTGACCGGAAACGATGTCATTGATGGCAACGTCAATAATCTCTTTCAGGATATTTCCCGGATTGACCGGACCATTGGTGACGTTGCCTTGCGAAAGGCGTTTATCGGGATTAGCACCGAGAACAATGACATTTATCTTGGAAGTCATCTTATCCTGACTGAGCCTCCCAAAGACAAGAATGTCTCGGTTCTGCTCTTCAATACCGACAGTCAGACCGATGAGCGTCTGGATGCCAGAGACAGAATAGAAAGCTATGTGGTGCCAGGCATTAAGGCATCGTGGGAGTTGGTGGGTGATCAGCTGGAAGGCCAGCGAGCCATTGTGGGCTATCAGCGTGAGGAACTGGCTGTTCCTGAAATTGGTGAGGTCTATAAGATCACCACGCCAGACGAAAAAACCAACCAGTTTATCCGTATTACTGCCGTTGACCATTCTGTGGCTACGTTCACCTATCACAACGGTTCGGAGTATGTCGATTTTAACCGGCGCAAGGTGGAAATGGAGATCAGCGCACCATTGGTGACGACCTTTCCCGGAGCGCAGCCACTGCCCGGAGAGCCGGAGGAAGAAACCAGCCTGATCTATGGCACACAGATAGCGGATACTTCCCGTTACTATGGTATTCAGCCTGTGAGCGCCAACATTACCGCAGGCGACCTGACCGTTAAGGCTGAAAGTGTTTATGCGCCACTGGTGCCGAGTGCCAAGGTAGAAAGCCCTTTGCTCGATCAATACGGCGGCTATACCGGCAAAACCATGGTGGCCACGGCTGACAGTACCCGTTCAATCGGCTGTCGTTTTGTGCATATTACCGGCAACCAGAGCCGAACCTATGTCCAGCGTGGCGTGCTGCCCAAAACCCTCTCCCTGTCACTCGATGGCGGCACCTTTGAAGATGATGGTGCAGGCAGTCTGCTCCATAAAAGCGGCACCAATAATTACAGCAAGCTAACCGTGGATTATGACCTCGGGGAGATTAATGTCTGGAGAGCAAGCAGTTATACCACGGCCACTGCCAATGCTATTTATCAGCCCGCCGTGGCCATTACCGGCGCTGCGATCAGTGGGGCTATCCCAATCACTAATCAGAACCGTGGGTTCAACTATACCCTGAATTTAGCAGAGGCAAAGCCAAGGCCGGGAACCTTAGTGGTCAGCTATATCGCCCTCGGCAAGTGGCAGGATATCCGGGATTCCGGTATTGGTCAGATGACGGGTTCTGGAACTGGCACCATCCTCTTTGCAACCGGCTCGGCAGCAATCACCCTCGATGCGCTGCCAGACCCGGACAGTGCCATTGTCTTTAGCTATGTAGCGCAGAACGATGATGAGGTCACTATCCGAACCGGCTCGGTGCCGGTGGATGATATGACCTTTCGGCATACCGTGGAAAAACCCGGCATTAAACCCGGCTCGATGACGGTGACGTATGTTTCATCAGGAGAGAATAAAACCCTCACCGATCAGGCTAATGGGTTGCTCACAGGTGATGGCAATGGAGCGATTCATTACGCTCCCGGCGAGTTGAGCTTTAAGCTGGATGACTTGCCCGACAGCGGGACCGAGATTCAGCTCACTTATGAGCAAGGCACCAGTGCCGGTGGTGAGGTTATTGTCTCTGTGGATGGTCAGGGTGTTATGAGCGGCACTATTCCGGGGGCTCCCTTGCTTCCGGGTTCCATTCAGTTGCAGTTTCTGGTGGAGCAGCTTGCCAACGTGCCGAGCCAGTCCAGAAAGGAAGATGACTGGACAACCTATGAGACAACTCGAAAAGTCACCAAACAGATCAGCGATGATACAACGGGTGGCTGGCGTGGCGTAACCGGAGCCATTGATTACCAGACAGGTGCCTTTACCATCCTAGCTTTGGAGCAGTACAACTATCCTGAATATTTGATCAAGAAGGTTGGGCTTGAAGGCTATATTAAGGAATTGGAAACCACCAATACACCGAAAACCCAAACTTTTAACGGCAATACTATCACGGCTATTGCACAGGCCAGCAACCTTGCTCATGTACCGTATAACGAGAGCATTACCTCGCCAGAGTTGACCATTGATCTGTTGCCCTTGATGGACAATACCGTCCTGCTCCCCGGCAGCATGGTCTTTGAATGGAACGGTGAAACCTACTTTGACCGGGACGGTTCCCTGTATAAAAACCTGAGTACTGAAACCAATGCCGGTGTTCAGGTAGGTCGGATTGACTACAGCGGGGGAATGGCGACACTTGCCAGCTATCCGGAAGGGGCGGTCACTACGGCCACTATTCAGGCAGCGGCGACTATCGGGGTTGGCTTTAAGATAGATGCGGTGGCCTTCCGTACACCTGGCGCTCCGATCCGTCAGGGAAGCTTGCAACTAACAGCAGTGCGGGTGGATAACGGTGACACTATTACGGCAACGGCAGATTTTAATGGCGAGTTCAATACCGCAGAAGTACAGGGAAAAATAGACGTAACCACAGGCTGGTGTGAGATTGAGTTTACTGACGGAACTGATCCAATCTATGTCATTCCCCAAAGCATCCGTTACAACTGCGTGGTGGAAACTAGCCTGCCGTTGGATGCTGAATTGATCGGCCTCGATCCGGTCCGCTTGCCTCCCGATGGCCGGGTTCCAATATACCGGGCTGGGGATATTGTGGTTATCAGTCATACGGCCACTACCGATGCTGGCACGCCAACGGCAAGTCAGGTGATTAACCTGGCTCGTGACCATCAGGCAGAAATCGTGGTGGAAGATAGCGCCGGGACTCTGCTGGCCAGCGATCAATATATAGTCGATAGAGAGGCGGGTTCCATAACCTTCGCCGATCCATTGAGCCTGATTGATGCTGGCAGCAATCCATTATCAGCACCCTATACCATAAAAGATCGGGTGGAGCACATGAGCGTGTTAAGCGACGTTCAGATCAATGGCGACCTGTCCATTATCTCCCCGGTGCCTTGGGATTTGCCCGCAGGCGAAACCACCGTGAGCAGTGCTGTCGTTTATGGCGACCTTCAGGCCAGAGTGAAAAACTTCTTCAGCCAAAAGGTATGGGATAACGGCAATCCTAACTGGACAGATGAGCGGATAGGCGACCAGACCACAGCGCAGTTCAACACCATCAACTATCCGGTGGAAGTGACCAATAAGGGCTCAATATACGGAAAGTGGGCGCTTATCTTTACCACCAGTACCTCCTTTCAGATCGTGGAAGAAAAACTGGGAATCATCGCAACGGGCAATATAGCCGCCGATACCGCACCGCTAAACCCGGAGACGGGCGTTCCCTATTTCACACTGAGAAAGGATGGTTGGGGCTCTGGTTGGGCAACCGGCAATGCGATCCGCTTTAACACCGATGGCTGTCTGGCCCCGGTGTGGATTTGCCGGACGGTGCTCTCCGGGCAAGGCACCGAAACCAACGACGATTTTACCCTACAGATCAGGGGGGATGCTGACTGATGGCTGGAATATGGTTCCCCACCGACAATACAGGCGGACAGCTATCCGCTCCAGAAGCTAAAACTTCGGCTACAGAGGGTTTTTACGGTAACCAAGAGCTGTATTTTTATGCAAAAATTTATCTGGACGATTCAACTGCCACACAATCAGTTCCTTTGCTGGATATTTCTTCTGGAGGCAGTGCTGGTAGCACCAGCTTTCAAACAAAGATATGGATTGATCAAGGTATCCTGAAGTTACGAGGTATAGACAAAAGCTCAGGTTTTAGTCGGGCCAGAGCTGATATGTCTGTTCCTCTGGTTACGGGGCAGATCAATGAGATTGTGGTAACCGTCAATCCAAACAGAAGCTCAATATCAGAAAAAATCATATTTATTGTGAATGGAGTGAAACAAAGCCTTACGAACAATAGCGCTTCTTCAAATTTTCGCCCATGGACTTCCTATCAAAGAGTTCATATCGGTGGTTATGATGATGGCTCAGCAGTCGCCGCTGGCCTGTTGATTTTGGAGTTTGTTGTTATCAATAAATGGAGTGATTCCATCACGCCACTGACAAACTCCACATCATTCGCTCTGACCATTTGGAAATCCGATTTTGAGGATGCTGCAAATCCCTTAGCAATCTATCACTCAAAGAACAATACCTCTGACGTTTACCAGTGGCTCAATACAGATGATTCCAAAATTGTATGGACGGAAGGCGATGAGCCTCCGGGTGCGGGAGGTGGCGGTGATGCCGGGGGAATCATCATTCCCGGCAACGGCAACACTACGAAAATTCAAGGCTCTATTACCGAGAATGATCTGCCCGTTGGTCGTCGGGTAATGGCGATTACCGAGGCTCAGCTTGCTGTGACCGATAGCGATGAGACAAAGCATGCCGTTCTGGATAGCACTGTCAGTAACGCTATTGATGGCAGTTATATCCTAAATACCAGCCCTTATGAGGGCGCTGTTATGATCATTGCCATGGATAACTACGGTGCGCTCTGGCAACCCGACACCGCCTATGCTGAAGGCGATGTGATCCGGCCAGAGAACTTTCAGGGTTATGTTTACCACTGCACTCTTGCTGGTACGACGGGAAATACCGAGCCAGTGTGGTGGTTTGAAACCGATACGAGTCAGACCATAGGCACAGCACAATTTCAGGCAAAACCCTTTAGCCGACCGTTAGCCCACGGCCCGATTATTCCCACCATTATCCCAAGCGAATAGACCATGGCTTATGAGATACCAAGGCAGGTGGATTTTGCATTCAGCCATGGGGCTTATCAGCCGCTTGCTGATTTTGCTTTTTACCCGAAGCCAAAATATGCCTTTGTTCCACCGCCTGCTGTCAGCCGGTCTTATCAGGCCTATTGGCAAAAGGGGGTGAGTCGCCAGCCACAAAGCACAGCGGCTTATTCCACCAGTCGGCCTGTTAATACGACCCGGACTCAAAGTAGCCAGCAGGCAAAGCTTCTGGAATCGGCAGCATTCGGGCTCTATTGGGGAGAAATGGCAAAAAGGGAAATCGTAGTCAGTTTTCGTCATGACGTAAGCGGGGAAAAAGAAGCCGGAATCAACACACCATGGGAGCAGACTGTCACCCAAGATGCCAGCCAGCGGGATAGATGGGATCAGTCGATTCAGGCAACCGATGAAAAACACAGCGACCGATGGAATAAGCCACCAGAAAAAGACAGCCACCAGTTAAGCCCCTTCCGGCGAGTGGACGAGTTCAACCCACCGCATCAGATCGACAAGATTGGCTATCTGCTACCGGCAGCCAGCGTGCTTACTTTCAACTTTGCTGGCCAGCCCTATTCACCAGAGACAACCCCGGCTGTCTATTTCAGAATGGGGCGCTCGGTTCAGGCCAAGGTGATTCAGCCAAGGGACAGCAAGTATTCCACTGTTTTCCAAAACAACCGGAAGGAAGATCAGCCTGTTGTCATTCCATGGGGCTTTGGTCAGAAAGCCAGGGATGAGAGCGTTACTGGCAACTATGGAGGGGAGACCGAGCCGAACGAGGTGGAAAAGCCGGAACCGGAACAGCCAGAGATCAGGGAGAGTTATCTGCTAATGAACATCATCACTGCCGTCGTATTACCCGACCGGACACCGCTGGAACTGCCCTCAATGGAGATCAGTCTCGATATTGATAGCTTTTCTTGGAGCTTTACCGGGCAGCTGTGGGGTGCTTCCAATATCGCACTGGTGGAACCGGACGAGAATGGTCCGAAGCAAATAGAGGTGGATATAAACGGCTGGAAATGGCTTTTTATTATTGAAAGATATAGTACTGATAGACGATTCGGGGATGAACGTTACACCCTCTATGGCAGCAGCCGCACCCAACTGCTAGCAGCCCCTTATGCGCCGTTGCGCAGCAAAAGTAATACCAGTGCCTTGAATGCAAAACAGGCGATAACAGAAGAACTGGCCAACACTGGTTTTACTGCAACCTATCCTGACCTGAACGACTACAGCACACCCGATTGGATTATGCCCGGAGGCTCTTTCAGCTATCAAAACCAGACCGCTATGCAGGTTGTGGCCAAGATAGCTACCACGGCAGGATCGGTGGTTATCCCAAGCCGTGATGCAGACCAGGTGAGCATTCAACCCCGATATTCTGCCAACCCTTGGCATTGGAAGAGCGCCACGATGGATAGGATCGTTCCAGCAAGCATGGTCATCAGTTTGAGCGCCAACTGGCGACCGGAGCAGGCGTACAATGCAGTCTATGTTTCCGGGACTAACGCAGGCGTGGCGGTCAACGTCAAAAGAACCAGCTCCAATGGCGATAACCCGGCTCCCGATATTCTGGAAGACTGGCTCACGGAAACACAGGTGAATACTGAACGTGGCCGGAATGAGCTGGCTAAGGGGGGCAATCAAAGCATAGCCACCGTCGAGCTACCGCTAACGGATAGCAACACGGCACCGGGCTTAATTGAGCCGGGTATGCTGGTGGAGGTGCAGGATACTCTTTTAGGAGAGAGTGGAGGCTGGCAAGCTCTGTGTCTGGCGACAAATATCACGGCAGAACGCAGTAAAGTCCTCCAAAGTGTCCAGCTGGAAAGACATTATTAGGCACCTGTACACCAAAGGCTGAGTAACTTGCGTTAACGATTGAATACAAGTGCCCATAGCGATTAGAATACCATCCTGTATAATGGCGGAACGTTAAAAGTGTGATTTATTTTTTATGCAAAGATTTGATGTTCCGGGCGTAATAGCTCGCCATATCCTTCATAAGTGATAACAAGCTTCTAGCTCCACCGCCTTATTACAAGGCACCTTTATTATTAAATTTCAGGATATGACTATGTCTATTACTACCGGTACTGTTAAGTGGTTCAATGACGAGAAAGGTTTTGGTTTCATCGCTCAGGATAATGGTGGCCCGGACGTGTTTGCGCACTTCCGTCAAATCACTGGTGATGGCTTCAAGTCCCTGGCTGAAGGCCAGCGAGTTGAGTTCAAAGTGACCCAGGGTCAGAAAGGCCCACAGGCTGAAGATATTCGACCACTGTAAAGGTCGGGCTACAACGTTGTAGTCTCTAACCTTACGTAAAGTAAGGTGCAGAAGGGCGGTGCTTTCGGGCATTGCCCTTTTTT